AAGAGTTGCGGCGCAACATGAAGCACCTCAACCAGAATTGGATTGGTCGGGTCTTTAACATGGTACGTCTCGGGTATACGCAGAATACGCGCAGCCTCACCCGTCACGACTGGATCAACGTCAAACTTGTGGTGAACACAGAGTGCCTTTAACTGCTCAGCGTGTAGCAACCACTGCTCACGTGGCATGGCCTCGGTGCATACCCAGTACAGATGTGCGCCCATACCCGACTTCACAATCGTCGGGCGTGGCAATTCAGTAACCTTGCAGAAAGCGCGTAAGGCGAGTAATCCTTCGTTCAAATCAGCAAATGGTTTACCGGGGCCGCAGTCAAGATCGATGTAGAAAGACTTGAGCGCAATAGCGTTCTTGGTTGTACGGCGTTCTTCTGGGCCGTACTTTGCCATTCCAAAAAACGCGTTGTACTCGGTATTTACAAACTCGTCTGCGTGTTCGGAAATCTCATCGATACTGTGAACAAAGCGTTGGCGGACATCCTTGTCCTCTCCATCTTCCTTGATGCCAACAGTACAATAGGACTCGCCTTCTTCCAGAGGTGGAAGAACCAAGGCAAGAAAGTCCTTACGTGAAAGCATAGCCGTCCTCAACCGTCAAAAATAGAGTGGGCAGGGGTGGACGGCACACCCTTTTCGGTAGCGAACCTAGCCCATCTAACTGTTAAGCTAATTTGTCTATTAGCTTCTGAACCTGTTCTTGGTGTCGTTTCGACACTTCCTTCTTTCCGACAAACCAACCATATACTGTTGGGCGACTGACCTTAAGATATTCAGCAACGTCTTTCACAGGTATGTTGAGCCGCACACAGGTTTTGGCGAGTTGTACACCCAACAAAAACGGATTGGCATCATTTATCGCCTGTAGCATTAGTGTTGAATACCCATGCGTAGCCATCAATCATCCCATTCAGCAAGAATCTTGGAGAGGTCTGGTTTGGCGGCGGCTTCTTCAACCTTCTTTGACGAACGTTTCACAGGTTCGGTTACTTCTTCGACAACGGCAGGGGCAGGTTCAGCAGCAGGTTTCGGTGCAGCGATAGCCTTTGGCTTGGCCCCGTCAGCCTCGGCAACGGTCATTGTGATGGCTCGCCGCGCAGCCTCGGTGCTACCTTGGTCAATCGCTTTTTGATGTTGGACAGCATCCAAGAAACTTATAGGCTTGAAGTTAATCTTGGGTGTGGCGCTGCCGGTATCAAACCGCATCTCTGTTACAACGGCGGTGATTGGGATACCCTTGCTACCAAGCATCTTGGCATACGCTTGCAGAGGCCACTTACCAGCCGCGCCTTCACCAAAGATCGATGTTGCTGGAAGCGTCAACTGGAATACATCTCCATCGACATCGTTCGCCAGAACAACGGCGAGTCTCTGGCTGTACCGACAAGCGCGGCTATTACCTTGCCCAGAACCCTGTATGTTCTGAGGGCAGTCGATACAACGCTTGGATTGTGGAGACGCGGCCTTCGCGTCTGGTACTTCACCATCGGCAGACCAGCAGTCGGGAGCCGTGGCCTCACCGCCTTCTTGATATTGGTTAGCGTAAAACGTACGAGAGACTTTTGGAGAGGCGGCGACAACCACCACATTCATGTGACGGTCTTCGTTTTGTGCGACTTCTTTCCCGTTAATCATGAGTCGCCATACACCTCCCTTGATGGAGATACGGCGAGAGGAAGCAGTGCTTCCACCACCCATGAGGGCTTTAGTCGTGTCATCAATTTGCGTAGTCTTCAGATATTCTGGAAGGCCCGCGTTCAGTACAGCAAGATCATTGCTCATATGCGCTCCTTAGCGTTTGGTAATAACTATAGTCTGCTTCATGTCTGCCTGTAACCCCGGCGGGTGAAGGTTTGGGTTCTCTTCAAGGAACTGCTCCATGTTGGAGTTGTTGATACGCCGCTGCATCAATGCAAAGGCTTCGTTTTCTTTCAGAAATCTAAAGAACGAATCCCAGTCATTAGTCCAGTAGTGCTTATCAACTCGACGCGATATCGTACCGTGTGGAGTACGTATCGTAGAGGCACCTTGATCTTTGCAGATAACTAAAAGTTGTTCCGCAATCGTATCAAGTTGACTCTTCAACTCTTCATCTCGTTTGGCTAGTTCTCTACGGGCCTCACGTATTTTGACGTAGACCTCTGCAAGTTTTTCTGCGTTCATCGCACTCATGGTTTTCTCCTTGTAGGTCGTCTAATTTATGAGTCTTATTTTACAATGTCAAGCAATCTCCTCGACAAAATTTTGGTACAACTCAATCAACTTCGTATGTACATCTAACTTTTGAGACAGCATCTTGTAGATGCGCTTTTCAACCGGGGAACCTTGTAAGTGTACAACCGTACAGGGGTGATGTTGCCCCGCACGGTGGACACGGGCGTTTGCTTGCAAATAAGTCTCGATAGACGTAATCGGTCCCCACCAAACAACAACGTTGGCAGCATGCAACGTAACACCGTGTGCAGCGGCTTGAGGCTGTATGACAAGTACACGCGGGTTCGTATCTTCTTGAAACTTCTTAAAAATTTCCGAGCGCTTGCTTGCGGGTACTGCGCCATTGATGATGTCACACGTAATGTTGTTATTACGTAGTTCTTCGGCAATGATTTCTATGGCGTGTCGAAAGGGTGCAAATACAATCACTTTCTGACTGGCTTCTTGAATGACTTCTAAAAGGGCATCAAGTCGGTTCCGTGCGTCAAACGCAACGATCTCACCACTATCCGAATAGACCGCGCCGCACGACAACTGCAATAACTTGTTTAGGCTGGCTGCTGCGTTGACTGCCGTAATTTCTTCCCCCGCAGCAATGGTGAGCATCTGCTTACGAATCTCTTCGTAGTAGGTTTTCTGCTGCTTGGTCAACGGTATGTCACGCATGACATAAGTCATTTCTGGCAGATCAAGACATTCGTCCTTGGTGAACCGAATCGCCGGTTGCAGTACTTCGTGAACGATCTGCTCAGATTGCGGACGCGGGACCCATTTAAACTGTGTGATCTTGATGAGTACCCGATCCCTAAACGACCCAAAAAATTTTGGTACGTTGTTCGGATTAATGATCTTCGCTAACCCATATGCATCCGTGGGGGACTGTGCGGCGGGCGTGCCGGTCATCATCCAAACCCACGTTGCAGGGGTCAGTATGGAGTTCAGAACCTTCCATCGTTTCGTGGATACGTTCTTGTATGCGTTGGCCTCATCGATAATAACAAGATCAAAGCCGCCTTTGATCACCGCATCCTTCACGATGTCGAGTCCATCGTAGTTGCAGATCACAAACTCAGCGTCACTTTCAACCGCCTGTATGCGCTTCTCTTTGGAATAACTATGTGCGATAGCACACGTGCGATGTGTGGCAAACTTGAAGAGATCGTTCTCCCAAGCGGACTGCATGATTGACAACGGACACAGTACAAGCACCCGCCGAATGAAGCGTTGCTTCATCAAGTAATCTGCGGCCCAAATTGCAGATGCCGTCTTACCTGTGCCTTGTTCGTTGAAGCAGAACGCCCGACGATGCAGCGTCAAGAATGACGCCGTGGTGTACTGGTGTTTGAACGGTTTCTGTAATCCCGGCCATGCGTAATCTCGCATAATCGGGGACGGGACGTCCTTCAACCTCAAGTTCTTGAGTATCTGCGCTTCTTCCACGCCCCACTTGACCAGTACATCAGTATCGTTCAACTGCTTGGCAGTACGAATCACAGAAGTGATTCGCTGCGGTTCGCGCACTCTAATCAGTAATGCCTTGTTATCTATGATCTGCATATTAGGCCGGTTTACGATCCTTCTGCCGCTTGTAAGCGCGGTTGCCGTGAACACTGGTTACTCGCAGGTTGCTCTTGCTAGTCGATCCGCCTTTACTAAGTGGACGTTTGTGGTCCACATCTTTACCGTCGCCTTTCTTTACACGACCGGCCTTCATCATTTCGGCGCGAGCAGCATTACGCTTAGCGCGATTTTTTAGTTGCTCGGGTTTGCCTTGGTAGTTTGCGTATTCACGCTTGTAATCACGTGCCATGTTATTCTCCAATAACTTCTTTAACTTTATGGGCTTCTTGAATTAACTTCAGCATATCGAAAAAAGCTGAATGTTCGATTGCACCGTGTATGGTAAGTACCAACTTACCTACCTCTTGATCAACTGCAAAAAAGAGATCGCCTTCAGCATCGAACCCTGAGACTGACATAAGGTTCCCAGATACGTTCTCAATAGTGATTGTCAGTTCATCACCATTCGCGCCACGGTTGCGCTTGGGGTACTCATACTCGTAGTCGTGAAACAACGGGTTATCTGTACCGGACTCGCTTAGTCTGATCTTCATACTTACTTTCCATTATGTGTACAGTCTTTTACGGGACACCACTTACTGCATGTGAAGTTCGGGCGAGGGTTCCACACATCCACCTCAAACGCCTTCTCCAACTGAGCGGTGTTGGTTAGCCATCGTTGCCAGTAGATGTCCGACTTCTCGGCATCGTACTCGCTTTTCACGAACTCGCTTGCCACTACAAAAAGTAACCCACCCTTGACGCGTTTGACTTGCGGAAAGTGTCTAAACACCGCCAGCGACAGAATCTCCAACTGCTTCGTATCTGCGTACTTGGAGGACTTGCCGGTCTTGTAGTCAACGATTTTTGCAGAGTCACCGTTTAGGATAATTAAATCTGCTACGCCCCGCCACCAGACACGCTTATCAAAGAAGCCGCAAGGTTCTAGGTTGCGAGTCAACCCCATCCGGTGTTCACATAACTTCTCGCCTTCGTACGCGTTTAACTTCTGGAGCATCGGCTCAATGAATTTAAACTTCTCGGGTATTGCCGTACCGTCTTTAATGTAGTTTTCTGCGGCTCTGTGTACGTCAAGTCCGTAAGTCAGATGGTCGCTTACCGGCTCCTTGACGTCTTTCTTTACCTTGAGTCGGTAATACTTGTGCGGACATTGCAAAAACAAGTCCAACGATGAGTATGACCAGTTATACGTAACGGACATCAGCAATCCCCATAACTTTTACCTATACCCGACTCGCAGTTGAGCGGTAGTGTCGCAGCCCATTCCGGTCGCCATCGCATGCACTCTTCGACGTACTCTTGTGCGGCATCGGCTTCTTCCTCCGGTGCGGTACAAGCAACCGCGTCATGCACGGTTAGAACTACTCGGTACTTCTTTGAAATGCGTATCATCTGCTCAGCGATCACACATCTTGCTACGGCTTGGCAGATGTTTTCAACTACTTTTCCACCATAAATCTTGGTCGCGCCCTTACGGGTGTGATACTCGTACTGATCTTTGCCTTCCGAATCAGTTACCTTTCTCAAACCTTCATACCGCTGCCAGAGTCCACTAGGTAGCAGGAATCCGTATTCACGGGGATCAAACTGAACTGCACCAACTACACCAAAGTCGCAAGCCTTGGTTGTGAGAATTGACTCAATACATCGCTGCCCTTGCCGCCATAGCGTGGGAATAGACGGATATGTACTTCTATAGACATCTATGATGCGTTTACATTCGTTCAAGTCTACGTCTACACCGAACGTCTTTAATTGCATCTGGAACTTGGCAGCACCCATGCCATAACCGGCTCCAAGAATCGTGGTCTTACCCACGAACCGCTCGTCCTTGGTTACGTCATTCACCGGCTTGTTGTAGATGGCAGACGCCATAATCTTGTATACATCCTCACCCTTCTCAAAGGCATCCAACAAGTCCTGCTGCCCTGCCAACCATGCGACAGTACGGGCTTCGATCTGCGACGAATCACAGTCGATCATCACGTAACCCTTCGGGGCTTGAATCGCTTTCTTTAACTTACCTGCGTTCTGCCCACGCGACGGGAGGTTCTGGAGATTGATTTTGTCATCCCCACCCCATCTACCCGTATGTGCGGCATAGTATTTGATGGGTACAGGCAGACTGCCACGCAAGGCAATATCTATAAACCTTTGTGTACGTGTCTCTTCAAGAGTGGTTTTTGTACCCAGTCGAGCCCCTACAAGGGTCTGAACTCTGGGGTCAGAGTGGGAGAGAAGTTCTTTAAACTCCTCATCTGTCTTGGCAAAAGCCCAAGTCTCCTTACTCGTACGGGCACTGATCTTCTTCGGGGGGTCAACACTAAGCCGAATCAAGAGTTCCGCAAACTTGTCGTTGCTCATCAACGACTCACGGTCGGCTTCAGCCGCAGCCAGTAGTGCGGCCTTCTTCTCTTTGACCGATTCAAGATGGGCTTCAAGTAACGGTAGGTTGAGTTCAAGCGTAGGTTCAATGAACATACGCAGAGTCAGATCGATTACTCGTAGTTCCTTGGTAGGAAATTGCTGAGCGATCCTATTAAAAAGATCATAAGTAAGGCGAACATCATTGACACAGTAACGAGCATACCTATCAAGGTCTTCACGAGAAAAATCCACGCGGCGTTTGCCGAGCGTTTTAACGACTTCATCACCCTTTTCCCCTAATTTGTATCGTTCTGCGAGAGTTTTGAGACTGCCGCCCGCATCCACGCCGTGTTTAGCCCGCGCCATACACAACGTATCTAGCCACCCCTTCGGCTTTATGCCAAACAACCACGACAGGATCGCTCCATCAAACTGTGTGTTGTGCGCGAGTACAAAAAGATTTACCCAATCAAACTTGGCTAACCAATCCGCAACTTCTTTATGTGTGCCACTAAACCACTCCGGCTCCTGACTGTTTAACGCCGCAGACAAACAAATAACTTCAAACCGATCATCACGGATGTACTCTTCGGTAGTCATCTTGGACAAGGAAAAATCCTTGTCGTAATAGGTTTCAAAATCGATGGTCAATATATTCATACGGATCGCACTATCTTGCCACTCTTCCAACCACGTTCGGTTTTAATAAACCCTGCCGCCTCCAGTGCTTCTAGTTTTCGACAAGAACCATCTCGGTATTTGTGGGTTCGTAAGGATTCTGGATTTATAAACACTTGTTTACATGTTCCGCACGTACGTTCTCTTTTTACGAGGGGCACTTTTTAACTCCATAATCTCACAGCGTAACCTAATGATCTCGTCACGGCAAGCCCACAACACGCTACCTACGGTTAAGAACTTAAATTCGGTCGTAGTTGAAGCATCGTTGATCTCGTTAGGCAACGCTTGAATCAAGTCCAGAATGTCATCCTCGATTTCCACGTAGTGCCTCCAACTCTGCCTTCAGTACGTTGATCTCGTTGGCAAGAACAGTCGCTTCAGTCCACATCCCACGAATACGCAATTCAGCCAACGCCCAATCAACTTTTTGATTTTGTGAATACTTCCACGGCATCCGTTCCATCTCGTCTCGCCACGATCCCGGTGGCGATTCGCTATCGATTGCCATACTCCTTCCTCACTTGGTCTCGCACCAACACCAATAACTTGCAGATGACATGCGTCTGAGCGGTATCCTTGCCTGTACGTTTTAGTACGTCATACTCAATGGCGTACATCTCCACGATGTCCCACCGCAGCAATTCTAGTTCACCTTTCTCGTTGATCTTCGCCCACGCCGTTTCTGGCATAGCGATTTTCTTTACGTGTTCCTCTGGAATCTCCAGATAAGCTTCGTCATCGTCTTTGATGTCAGACATTTTCAATCCCCTTTGCTACGCGCATCCACTCATCGCCGTATTCAACGTCTACATAATCACGGAACCACGGGCCACCACGGGTAAAGTGAACGGCAACCGGATTCGGACAGTCATTGCGGGTATGCCAGCCTTCCAAGTAGTTGTAGGCGATAGGCAACTCACCAATACAGGCATCCCACAAGAAGCGAATCTGGTGCAAGAACATCCCGCTCTCGCGGTTCACAAGTTCGGGCGTCACGGCCTTGATGTGCAGATGCTCACAGTTAAAGAGGATCAAGCTGCTCCAGTTCTTACGTGGATACTGGTGCTGTACCTTGCCGTCCATCTTGTGTGTTTCCTTGGGCTTGTAGTCATGCTTGACCACAACCGCGCCGTAATACGGATTGGCATAGTCCATCAACCCTGCGACATCGCCTCGCCAGAAAAAGTCACAGTCCATAAAGACTGCCCACCCTTTGTATCCTGCAAGATACGGTACAAGAAAGCGCGTGAAAGAAAACTCTGTAGACGAGAACGGGTCATGCTCACGCCAGTACAGTCCCTTCTCGCGCATCTCGTTCTGCTTGATGGGCTGAATCTCTAACGGAACAGAGGTGTGCTTCTCAAGCGAACGCTTGCAGACTTGATACGCGATGTCCTCGCGACTATCCCAACCAATAAAGATTTTCATACGTCCTCAAATAATTTCTTTCGGGCTCCGCCCTTGTAGTGGATGATCTTCGCATCATCAGTCTTGTGTTCCGGTAAGCATCCATAAATTGATTCTGGTATTTCGGCAACGCCGTATTTCTCTGCGTAAATACGC